ATATAATCAGCCAAATCCTTGCTACGATAAAATAGTTCTCCTGCCGCAGCCGCCCCTTCTTGCATGGATTCTGAAACAGAGATTATATTATCACTAAGAACCTCTAACTCAGTATTTATCTTTCCCGCGGATATAGCCCAATCTATCATCTGTTGTATTCGCCAGTCAGTTTCAATACCGAGTTCTCTAGAATACTTAGTTACTTCGATAATATCCTTTCCAAATTGATTCCATACGAATTCTTGAGCTTTAGTAGCAGGAATACCTTGATCCAAAAGGACCTGTGCATAGCCTTGAATATAATCGGACAGATCCTTGCTACGATTTAACAATGTACTTGCGGCCGAAGAGCCCTCAAGCATCGACGAAGAAATTTTTTCTAAGCTCTCCGATCCAGTATCCCCGAGATCCTCAATCGACGAAGAAATTTTTTCTAAGCTCTCCGATCCAGTATCCCCGAGATCCTCAATCAACGAAGAAATTTTTTCTAAGCTCTCCGATCCAGTATCCCCGAGATCCTCAATTGCATCTGCAGTATCTTCAGAAGCATCCTCAACACCGAGGATGGCATTCATCAGATCCTTCCATCCTGGAAGAATACGATTAAGTTCATTGCTACCTGAAAGTATCTTCCCCAATTGATCCGATAAAAGCGCTACATTTCCTTCCTCGATAGCCAATTTAGCCGCTTGAGACAAATCAAATATAATATCCTTACCTGAAGTATATCCGGGAACACCGGCTGCCAAAGCACCTTTTCCAACTGCTCCGGAAACTTGAAATTTAGAAAGTGCTGAAATTAGTGCTTGCTGAGATGCTTGAGAAGCTCCGGGTCCAAATGCAGATTGTAAAGAGAATAACGTTGTGACTTCCTTCCTAATCGGTTCAAATTGGCTTGAAGAAAGCCCCAAAACATTCTTAGCAAAGGATTCTATGTCTTTAGACGATGCAGAAAATCCAAAATCACGCAGGAGCTCTTTAGCGGCTTTTTCTCCAGTAGTTTCGTGCATCCATCCGAATAACTTCGACAAGCCAAAGGCACCGGCCCCGAGGATCCCCCCACCAGCTATCATTGCCGCCGTCCCGGACAGACCAACCACACCTCCGACACTTCCTAAGGCCTTGCCCAACTTTCCTATTAGACCACCCCCACCAGCGGCGGCGCCCCCAGCCGCCCCACCGGCAGCGGCTCCGGCAGTCGATCCTCCAATACCAAGAACCCCGGAGATTAATCCTGAAAGCCAACTTCCCAATTGCTTGATCAGGATCAGTAAGGGATCGAATAGTTCAGTAAGAAGAGTACGAATTATAGCTTTGGCAAAACCTTTGGCAATATCTACTAGAGCATTACCAAATCCGTCCCATTCCACAATTGCATCTGCAACGGTTTTGGTAAAATCATTAAATGCTCTAGTCACTACTCCGTCTATAATAGATGCAACCTTCTTCGACCTGTCTGCCGTCTCTTCCTGCACTTTATTCCATATGGTAAACTCATCACTTAGGCTTTCAGTAGCGGGCTTCAAATCCTTAGTCGAATATGCCAAATCGCGAAAAGCTTCCGAAGTATTCCTAATACCCTTGTCTACCAAATCTTCAAGACTTTGCTGTAATTTTGGTATATTGTCAAGAAGTTTCTCATAAGATTTTGCAAATTCATCGCTTTCTTTTTGCAAAACATCTATTACTATAGGGCTCTCTTCCTTTAGCATGCCATAGTATCCAAGCATCGATTCGGAAAGAGATACCCACTTCTTTGACAAATCATTTAGTGCCACACCTTGAATTTCCGAAGACTTCAACAACTCTGGACCGAACATAGATATGATAGCTTTCATATCATATCCTTGCCTATACAAGAATTCCATATCCCGAGCAGTCTTATTGGCACTACCTCTAAATTCATCAAATTTGTCAATTAACTTCTTCTGTTCTTCGGTAAGTTCCTTAGTAACAGTAGTGACTTCAACTGTACTAACTTTATGATCTTTAAGTTTATCATCTAGTGCAGCAAGTTTATATATGTACTCATCGTAAGTAATAGAACCAGCTCTAAGTTCTCTTTCAATTTTATTATATTCATTAATTAATTCACCAGAAGACTTAACATTATCAGAGTTTACTCTTAGTTGTACCGTTCCAAACTCTTTCAAAGTAACTGATAGATCTTTAAATACGCCTCCAGTTTCCTGAAGATCTGTAGCTAACTTCTCAGATCTACCACTAAATATATCTATAACTTCATTAGCTTTTTCGGCCTGTTTAGTAAATTCAACTTCGTCATCTGCAGCAGCTTGCGCCATAACTCTATATATATTGGAACTTCTAATTGCAGAATCCAACTGACCGACAAGTCCTGATAAACCTTTTGTAGAATCCTTAACGGCTGGTAAAAAGAATTTAGAAATAGCCTCTCCCAATGCAGTTATATTATTCCAAAGTGTTTTTGTTTGATTTATAGTAGTATCGTAGAACTTCTGTGCCTCTACTTGAGTCTTATTTCCATCAGCCCAAGCCTCATTAGCATTTCTAAGATTTTTGGCTAAACCACCAGTATTTGAAGCAAGTGTAAGAACAGCCCTCGATAACCTCTTTTCAGTAAGTCCCAAATCACTAAGTGTTTTGAAAGCATCTCCACCCGCTTCTTCAAGATCCTCCAATGCAGTATCGGCAGTAACAGTCTTATTTACCATCTCTCCAAGTCCGGAAATAAATGCCAAAATTGCACCAGCTGCATCTACTTTAAATGTTCTGGAGAATTCATCGACCGACATACGCGATACTGAGGCAAAAAGTGCAAGCTTATCCGTTCCCATGCTTACAGCTTCAGATAGTCTTTGGAACAACGTGGCAAAAGCTGTCCCACCAGCATCTGCCCTAATCCCAAGTTCCGTAGCCGATGCAGACAAGGCCAGAACCTGATCTATAGTCAGCCCGATAACTCTTCCAAACGAACCCATCCTCAATGCCATTTGGACTATTTCATTTTCAGTCGTAGCCGCATTGTTTCCTAAGTGAGTAATTACCGAGGATAACCTTCCGGCATCATCAATGGATATCCCCATAATATTAGTGAGTCGTGCCAATGCAAATGCTGCTTCTTCAAAAGGAAGATCGGCCGATGCAATTGATAATTCAGCAACCCTTCTAGTAAAAAGGCCCAAGTCATCGGCTCGGACTCCAAGCTGTCCACCAATCTCAGCAATTTTAGCCAGTTCAACAGCCGATAATGGAATTTCCTTAGAAATAGAGATAAGCTCCTCTCCCAATTTATTAAGCTGTGTCCTACTTGCATCAACAGTCTTGCGGACACCGGCAAAAGCAAGCTCAAAATCGGCCCCAAACTTGACTAGATTAATGCCTGCCATTACCAATCCAATAGTAGCTAGAGACGTAGTGACCGATACCATAACATTCCGCATGCGCTGGAATGTCGCTCCCATTCTAGTAGCACCAGTCTCAAGCTTCTTAGCCGATTCCGTTGTAGCATTAAGTGCAACGGGACCTGTACGGCCCAATGCAGCTAATTGAGTTTCGGCACCTCTGATACCGGCAGCAAATTGGCTCGTATCAGCCACTAAAACAAACCTTAATGTAGTTCCTGTAATAGCCATAACTATCTATATATTCGCAATAACTTAAAGAATCGGCAACCTACTCATCATTTCAGCCCTCTTCATGTGAGATTTAACTACCGATGCAAAAGTAAATTGCATTGGTGTCATTTCATCAAGGCTCGGAATCAAAGACAAATCAATTAAAGACTCCCATCTCTTAACTTCTTCCATTATTGGTGCATAATTATTCACCTCAGAAAGAAGTTTCTCATGCTTTACAAACGGATTATTGGGACAACTATCTCCTTCTTCTACACCAGCAATATTGCAAGGAAAGTAATCGCAAGCCTTAGGGGATATCTTTAGAAACTTGCAATGATTATTATCAGGATATAAGCCCCGAATTTGTTCCTGATGGCTCTGAGACGTACCATACATTTCGAAGAAGTTCTCCTCGCGCGGACATGATATCTTCTTGACTATACCTGTCCATAACTCTATTGCGCGAGGGACTACCTCGCTTACAATACGTTTTTTCCTTCGATCTCCCGCACAAGAACCGATAGGACAAGTAACTTGTGATCCAATGGAATAAGATCTACCCAATCCTCTTTGTTTTCCGATTCACAAGGCTTCCCGTTTACCAATGCACCGTCAATACGGACAATGAGCTTATTGTACAATGCATTCTGAGAAAAATAATCCTCTAAGCTTACCATTGTCCTTTTCCTTGCATTTATCTTTCGTGTAGTTGCCCTGCGATATCTCTGGTAGTCGGACTCGCTCATCATGGATATAACGTGAGTCATGTAGACTTGCTCTACCCGCTTTTTCTCAACCGAATAAAGATGTTGATATAGCTCTATTTCCTTGTTGTCTTCAACAGCTGTAATGTCATATAGTTGAAAGCTAATATCATTCGAGTCTATCTCGGAAGAATCGTCATCCGGTTCTTCATAAGTAATTCCCTGCACTCCTTCTCGGAAAATTCTTGTCTTTATACTGCAATGTTCGTCTAGATATTTCTTATGAAGTTCGGGATCGTCCGGCTCAACTCCGAAGAAACGTTCAAAATGCATGTCAACGAAATTCCACAATGGAACCTCGTTAACATCACCGATTTCCATAGTATCTCCACGGAATTTAATACCGGCCACAGATCGCTTCAGTGCCTCTATTTCTTCTCTAAAGAATCCTTTACGAGCTTCCATATCAGTATGCTGACGAATGGCTGGAACAAGTAGCCTATTCTTCGGCATCAATAGGGAATAAGTAACTAGATCAGCACCGAAATCCCACTTTGGAACGTCATCAATGTAGGTAAGTGCATAGGTTGGAGTTTGCTTAATTTGCTTCGTCATAATGCTCTCCTAAGTTCTGATATTTAGACAGCGGTTGCTTAACGCTTAGCGCTGACTGCCTAATTGTCTTACTTCTTGTCTTAATTCTTTTATGTCCGACTGAATATCATCTATTCTCTTCATCAATAGACTGAATTCAGACCTAGTAACAAACTTGCTATCTATTCCGGATACGGCTCTTGTATTTTCCTCAACTTGAAACGAATACGCTGCATATGCCCAAAAGAAACTACATATAACAGTTATAATTACAAATACTTGCCCTAACGATATCCTGGAATCCCACTTTAATATCTTCCCATTAGAATTACCGTTTTTTTCCATTTGTGTCTTCCAAGTATCTCCTCACGGCTCTGATCTGTCCCTTAAGTAATCGTATCAGAGTCTCGTGAAGTTCCTTCTCTTCATCTTCCGTATAAGTTTCTTTCCAATATTCCCACCTCGGAATAAAATCATTTAACAAGTGTACTATTAAAAACTTCAAAAAAGTATCAGCCATTAAATACTCTTTTTACAAGAAAATCAAAGGCACTAGCCATTGCAAAATAAATATTTTGTACATTCCTCTTTATCGGATCTTCCAGATACTTCCACTTAGTACCTGGAGTCCTCTTATGTTCATACTTCTCATGCTGAATAACTGCATAATCTACTCGCGTACCAAACTTCTTTGAAATTCCCCCATAAGCCAATTCAACACTATACGTATTGGGGCTTATCTTCGGCTTATTTACCCTTCCCGTATCTCTTAGAGCTCCAGTACGAATAGGACATTCTTCAATGCTTTGGGGAAGTATGGTTTTTTCCGAAATGTCTTGTATCTCCTTACCGACAACTTCAATACATTGCAATCGCAGCGAAGACAACTGCGACATGCGCATGTTTATCGGTTCCCAACGGACTGTAATCATAAATTACGAGATAGTACGAGTTAGGTCTGAAGCCGGACTAAACGTTACCGGAGCCATAAGCTCGTCACCATGAGTTCCGCCCATCGGTTGATACGAAGAGATAAATGCCTGGCCACTCCATTGCGGATTTCCACTGGATACGGATCCGGAAGTCGGCCTACAGACAATCGAGAAATTAGTACCAGATACGTAGAGAGGATACAGCGTTGCATCAACCGATCCAGAAGTAAAATCCTGGAAAAACGTAACGTCGACACTCCAGTTTAGCAGACCGGCCCGTTGAATTTCGGTATTATCTCCCATTGCAGCTTCATCAAGAGTAACTGCACCGGCATTAACGGTAAGTGACTTGACATTATCCGACAGATCAACCCCGTTAACCGACAAATAAGCATCTTTAAAAGGACCAAACTTAGCCATTTATTAACCCTCCAAAATTCTCTTAGATATATGACCGTTTACCAAATAAAAACTCGATACTAAATTCTCCGGAACAACATCTCCCGGATTAAAAACCTTACCATCCAAATTCAATCTTTTAGCACCACTTACATAATACTCGTATCGAGTCCTCTCTTTCTTACAATCGTCTTTTGGCTTCTTTGTGTCCACAACTTCATCTTTATCTTCAGATTTATCAGGTTCCGATTCAATAAAAGACCCTTTATAAAACTTCATATTATTCAATTCATCAGCCATATCATCACTCCCTAGCTTGGTCTCCTAACCGCGATAAAATTACATACGTAATTATAACGTTCATTCTCGTCTTTTTCCATCAATAATGGAGATTGCATTGCTTGTATCAACAAATAATCCGTAGATCCGCAAGTCGAACTTAAACAATTAAGATTTCTAAAAATATCATAAATATTTTGCTGAGCCGTTGAATTTGAATTATTCCTAACCCTAACCTGAATTGTTACATTTTCAAATGCAGGGTTAACCGAACTTCCTCCCATTACATTATCAGGAGCAAGACCTCCCGTATCGAAAACAGCAATAAGATTATCAATATGCCCAGGAATGTCGTTAGCAAAAATATTTGTCCCTTCCGTACCAAAATTAAGCTCGGATAATTTAGATGCAATATCTTTAGCCGGACTTCTAGACATTTACAACATCCTCAATTAGATTCGCAAATTTATCAGCTATTGTTCCCCACTTAAAGTCATCACAATGAGCTAATTCAAATCCCTTCCTAGCATAGTCCTCTCTTAAATCCTTGTCCTTATATATCTTAATCATTGCCGAAGCAAAGTCCTGTGCACTAACTACCCCCCCAATAGTATTCGTACCGGGATATGTAACTGTAACGGAAGGTTCGACCAGCAATACCGTATCTTTAACCCAAGAAGACAATCCAGACCAATTAACCCCAATATTAGGAATACCACAAGCCATGGACTCTAAATGCGTAAGTCCCCACCCCTCACCCATGGCGGAACTAACGTGAACGTCTAAAGAATTGTAAATTACACACATCGTATTATCATCAAAGTTATTGTAGATATTAATTCCCTTTTCCGGGATCAATACCTTATTGGAAATTCCATAGTACTTTACTAACTGATCGATATCGTATCCAATATAATCATTAACAGAACAATGTAAATATAAAAAAGCATCTTCATCTTTGGTTTCATCAAGAAACAATTTAAAGCTTTCAATAACAATATCTTGCCTCTTACGAAATTGATTTCGATTCACATCTCCAAAAATAAAAGAGTCTTCTGATAACTTAGATGAAAATCGCTTCCTGGCCTCTTCCTTATTCATAGGAAAAAATAAGTCGCTATCAATCCCATGAGGAATGATTTCTCCTCGGCCGGTAAATCCGCACCTACGAGACTCTTGTAACCCGAAGTCAGTATAAAATACACAGCAATCTAATGCATCAAGTCTTTCTGCATAAGCTACATTCTTAGAGTCAACCGGGATATAACCAATAAGCTTACAATCATCAATAGTATTTTTATTCTTCTCTATCTCTTTCAAATACCTTCTTACGATCCAATGGTCTGCCATCATTAGAACAACATCAGGTTTAATATTTCTTATGAGTGGAACTAATCTTGTTGCTCCGACAACATCATTATTATTACAATGCAAGGCTGGATAAATCGGATATGTGTACTCGTGAGGATCGCCAAAGTAATTTATCCCTAGAACTGAAACCGAGAATCTATTACAAATACGATCTAAAACAGAATGGGTAACCCGACCAAAACCAGTTTTAGCTACTGCATCTCCAACCCAAAGCAATTTTATTTTATCCATTAAACGTTCTCCTTGATAATTACAGATGAGCTACATATACTTTACCGTCGGAAGGTCTCCACCCAGGGAAAAAATCAACTCTCCTAATCGGAAATGCTCCATTAACCGTCTTAGGATCTGCAGCCGAGGAAGTCCCAAGATATAACCACCCCATATGCTCAATTGGTCTATCCACATAAACCAAGGCATTCGATACCATGACTTCTCCGGAAGTACTACTGAATTCTTCTTGACGATTTTCCCAACTTCCCTTTATAGTAATCGGAGTACTAAAAGATTCCTCTCCCCATACATTCAATGAAGCCGGGGCCCAATACGTAATCGTATCATTAAGATGCCTACGATACCAGTCTAAAGACATTAGTCATACTCGCTTATCGACTTAAACTTAGCTCTAGGATGATCTGTCTGTCTCAATATACCGGTAGGATCTAGAATCATAGCTTGCTGTCCATAGCGGGAAAACTTAAGACCCATACCGGTTACTCCCTCGACATTTACCTGAACAGTACCAATACGAGTCTCTTGTTCTCTTGGGTCTATACTTGAAGCTATTAAATGAGCCGCAAGCCAACGCTCAATCTCGGCTAAAAGACTTTCGCCGAGGCCCTGGCCTGAAAGATACGAATTTACAATATGATTCGCAGCTATTATAAAAGGTTCGAGTTGATCTCCGGTATACTCTGTCTCAATAATCTCCTTTACTTGATCTCCGGTAATTCTTGCCATAAATTGCTCCAGACCAGTATACCATAATCTAATTTGAAATCAACTCATCAACTGCGGCTCGAATCTTAACGATAGTTGCGGGCCCTACTCCACGAGCATTCATAAGCCGATCATCGGAAGCATTAACAACATCTCCCGTGGTATTAAACCCTGCATTGGAAAGATTCTTTACCATGAATCCGGGGAGCTTTGTACGAGAAAGAGGAATACTCAAATCATCGAGCAATTCATCCTCGGCATTCTCTTCAGTAATAATTTCGACTTTCTTAGCCAGAGCTTTTATCGATAAGTCTTGTTCTTTAATATAAAATACATCGCCAGGGTGGTAGACAATAACTTTGCCGTCTACCACCCCGCGATGGTCCCCCCGCAACAACTGTACTTTCACAAGATCTTTACTCATTTATATCTCCGATTATTAGATACCGGTAATAACAGCAATTCCACAATTACCGTTATAATCACTCTTCACACGAGGAGCCGCAGCTGCCATTACTTTGAAGTGAAGAGTCATCCCACCATCGCTCTGCCATGGTACCGTTACGATATCCATGCCAACTGCCAGATCAACCACGTCCCTGGTCAGTTGAACAAGGACTGCCGAATCGGTAAGTAGCGAGCAAGGCTTAATATCGATAATCGAAGAGATACCGCTCTTGACACGATCATAAGCCGTCTGACTTGGGACAGCAGAATAAACTTGCCGCATCTGACCGAACTGAGTCGTTGCTACGTATAGCATATACGGACCGAAGAATCCGTCTTGCTCACAAGCATCAACCATAGCCAGGACATTTGGATAAATATTATCAACAGTTCCCCAGTCGGCCGCACCAGTAGCGGTATTAACATCATCAAAGCTGGTATATCCGTCAAGTTGCTGGCCATTGATAGTGATGTTCGAAGCTCCTAGGAAAAGGATAGACTCAAGCGTCTCAGCCACCTTACGCGCGGCGATTTCAGCCTGTACCGTATCCAAAGATTCGCCAAGCTTACGAGAAGCTTCCAACTTCCGCAAGCCGATACGAAAATCCTTGTGAATAATCGGCACGGGAACGGAAATCAGCGTGTAATCAACAGCATCTTCCTCTCCCTTAGTAGCCCCGTCCATACTCACATCGGCACTGGACATGTCACTGGCCTTCTCATACTGAGAAACGGTCGTGCCAAGACCCCCTAGATCGTGCACCAGACCTGCCGCCCTAAGATCGTTGATTCCATTCAATCGTGCACGGGCAACATCAACTACCCTGGCATCCAAAAGAGCCCATTCATCATCACGAAGAACAGAATTTACGCGAAGCTTAGAGACATCGATTCCACTGGAAGTCATGGTGACAAGATCGTTACCGGAAAACAACGAATTAAACGTATTGATTTTCGCCATGTCTTCCATTTTACACCACCTCCACTTTGATTCGAGTAGCGCCGTCATGCGGTCCCTTTGCATCTCCAGCCGTGTTATCAACATCTTCCAACGAAACCCCTACAACAGATTCTGGATCACCACTAGCATATTCCACAAGAGTTCCATCAGCATTAGACATTAGAAACGTACCGATAGCCACGCTACCACCAGAACACAATAAAGCATAAACTTCGTCTCCAGGAGATGCTACAAAGTACTTAACGGTATCACCACTGGCATATGAAAAGGAAATTCCGCTTCCGATGAAGTCAGCCACATCGGCAAAAGCCGGGACTGCATTTCCACCGGATACAGAATGCCTTTGGACTTGCCCAGACGCATTAAGTTTGAGTAGATCTCCGGGAGTAACCGCACCACCGGCAACCCGTTCCTTTTGGATTGGCTTGCCTTTCAAAAGAATTACATTCGGCATTTTATACCCCCTTAAATACAAAAAACTCTAAGTTAATAAAACAACTCATCTTTCGTATATTCAATCGCAAATCGTGCATATTCTGTCCACTATAGCAATACAGAAGGTGGTTTATAGCCATCCTTATCGTTGGATTTAATCTTAGGTACCCTCCGCATAACTACACCGGAATAATCGGAATCGGCCTTAATAGCCTTAGATAGCTTCTCCAGCTTATCCACTGAAAAGTCTTTCATCTCACCTTCGGTCAAATCACTATGCTTTGCAATATTAGCAATAAGTTTCTTTTTGTATTCATTGACAAAAGCAACTGCAGAAGCCACTTCAGACTTCCAAGGATCCGGAATCAAATCAATGGCCTCATCCATGGAATTAACCTTTGGAGTTTCATCCTTAACTTCAACATTTTCAAGTACAACTTCATGTTCCTCGGTTACAGGAACTTCCTCTTCGGCTTCCTTGGAAACAACCTGTTCCTGAGATTTGATTTCCTCTTCAACAGGTTCGGCCTCGACTTCCGTCTTGACTTCATCGGATTTGTTGGAATTTTCAAAAGCAGCAATAAGCTTATCCAATGCAGCATCGTTAAGCTTATTCAAAATCTCAATATCGTCTTTTTCAAAGCAACCAAGTTCAATTAGTTTATTTACTTTATCATTCATAACTAAAACCTCTCCATTTCCTTCATCGTTATCTTCCTCAACGTAAATCTTGTCGTATTGGCAAGAACAATCACGTTTCGAAAGAGAAAACAATTTGGCTAGAAAATCAACAAATCCAAAGTCCTTAGCGGATTCTACATTAGTAAAGTGTCTATCCAAAAGATTCCTGGCTACACGTTGAATCGATTCCTGAGTCTCAACCGGAATATTTGCTTGCGGAGCTCTTGCAATAGCATTACGCAGTGCTCCCGCATTAAGCTTATTTGTATTAGGATTAACTACCGGAAATGCAATCAAATCATCAATAGTTTCAGCAGTCGAAGATCCGATCAGTGTCTTACTGGCAATCCATTGCTTCATCGCAGCGGGAGCATCTTGAACCCTTGCTGGAACATTCTCAGGCTTTTCGGCACCACTATGCTTATAATAACCGGCTACATAAGCCTCGAAAGTCTTATCAACAGAAGCCCAAGAAATAGTCTCAGTACCTTCAAAAGAAGGCGTTCTAGCTCTCCTCAAAACATTAACATTAATTTCATTCATGTTATTTACCCTCGGGATACCACACCCATCCTCCCAGCTACAAGCTCCTCTTTCCCCACCTTTAAGAATGGCCAAGTGATCCGGAATTATCACTTTAGCCATAACATCATATTTATTACCATCAAAAATACCGGAACTAAATTCATCTACTGAAAAGAAACCCACACTTACATCAAATCTCTTATTATCATCGATAAGTTGATCTACTAGGCTCAAACCGGAAACATTGCTAGAATCTATCCAAACCTCTCCAATTAAAGAATTAGCATCTCTATCGAATTCAACATTAAAAAAATATCCTACAGTAAGTGTTGAAATAATCTCAGGCACCCTCGCACTAACATATGTACTACCAATCTTAGGATGTCCTATTGTAACCGGAGAAAAATTCCAACCAGGAGCGGATACCGATAATACTTCCTTCGGAATATATAATCCATTCAACACACCTTCACGAATTGCAACTACTGGAAATACATAAAATATTTTCCCATTAAGTTCTCTCTCTTCGCGTTTAACAGCTTCATTAGTCAAGGAAGAAAATAAACGTATATCAGTCATAATCCCTCTGAATTTATATCGAAAAGTTTAGCAATTTCGTTCACCTCTATATAGTATTAGTCTTCCTCCTCTTCATTCTCATTGTCACCACTATCAATCTTAGAATCAACTTCTTTTATAGTTGAGAATCCCATAAGACCGGGAACGTTTAGAATCTCAAAGGCTTGTTCCTTAGTAATAATTCCTACCGAAACCGCATCGGCAAGTTTCTCGGCAGCACGAGCCCAAGTCCACACGGCCTGAGCCTGTCTAGCTTCATCCATCTCAAACAAAGACGGCCAATGGACATCATATACTCCATCAGGAGGAGAAATCACTCCAAGATCGATCATCTTATTAACAAAAGGTCGCAAAATAACCGGCTCGGCAAATTGTTCCTGCCGTTCTTTGATCCTGGAATTCCAGTTAACTTCATCCTGTTCCGAAGCAAGCTCACCACGCTCCGATCCAAACAAAATTCTTTTTGGAATCTTGGTAGTACCGGAGATTAAAGTAATGATAGCATCAAATACTCCGGAAGGATCGGCTATTTGAGAACGAATCGGCTTAACATCAACACCTTGAGTTCTTATTACCCTTCGAATCCCATGAATATATTCTTCAATCTCTTCATCCAATTCGGCAAGGCTATCATTGTCCAATTCACCTAACTGAAATTCTGGATTAACATCAACATGAAGCCCTCGGTAAGCTCCTTGCCAAAACATTTCAGCCGAACCCGGGACAGTCTTATCTAGATCATCCAGCAGATTAAATACGGCTTGCAATCTAGGCGTTCCGTATACTTCATCCTCCATAAGATCTTCTGCAACATGAATAACCCGACTGGCATGTACAGTAACATTCATATAATCCACCGAAGCGTATGACTCGGGAGACAATGTAATCTCATATAGCAAAGGTTTGCCGAAATCAGGATCGCTACGATCATCTACCAATTCTTTAATCCTTACGCTTCCTTCAGAAAATACGGATAGATGCGTTATTTGATTTGGATCATCAAGCTTCCCTTCAAGCTTCTTGGAAAGATCTCTCCCCCGGCTCCCACCTATTCCAATCATAAGAATACCGTATCTTCCTATTCCAGAAATACGATCAACTCGTTCAAAATAATGTAATACCCTAAGTCTTTTATTCAATGCAACCCAATCTTTCTCAAAAGGAGTATCGGGATTTTTTGAATTATTTTCATATACAATAGGAGGCCTTCTCCAAGTTGCACTCGACGGAGCATCTACAATGCGCTTTGCAATACCACCTCTTGTATATTTTGCCAAATAATCATTAAATGAAATAACGGATTTGTACCCAAGAACTTTGTACAAATCCCTGGCACCGCCAAATTGCTTGCCGAGATATTGTGCCAAAGATGCACGAGATACTATAGATGCAAGTACCTTCAGCTTATTCTCGTCAAGTCTCTTTTCGACACTAACAGCATTAGATTTATTTGGATTTTTAGAATTCCATTTCTGTTGCATGGATTGAGATATCTTCAACTTAGCTTCTTCAGAATGCTTACTACCTTTCTTCATCTTCGGATCTCCCAGATATTGAAACAATATTCCTACCAAAAGATATTCTAGGTAAAATGCTTTTCTTATTGCTCTTCCTGTCACGTCCCCAACATAACTTCCTAGTTCCTCGCTGTAACCGTAGTAGCGCTTGTGTAGTTGAATCTATCTGGTCCCAGTAAGCCCCGCCGCCTTCCGGCGTTGCATTAGCGAATTCCTCAATATAATCATCTACCCAAGCCGCATTACGTGGAAGTAAAACATTACCTGCCTCGATGAATGGGACTATGGCATTTAATCTTGAAACCTTATCGTCATGACCGGGATCAAACGGAATAATACAAGGGATCCTGCTCTTCAAATATGAAATAACTGCAGGACCATTAGCCTTTTCTTCAACTAAGATATAGTTACAAGGCCATTTTGCATACATCATCTCAAGTGCCCTTACCGACTCGGGGAAGTCAAGCCGCTTACGTATCTGATGAAGCAAATAACGATTGGCGTCTTTTGCGGCCCATACCTGGCCGACTACATAAGACGAAGCACTAGTTGACTTAAATGAAAAATCCCATGAATGAATTACAACATCGAATTTCAAATTCCCGGAAGAATCTTTGGGAAGCTCATTCCAATCGAAATAACGCCACCATTCCTTTTTAACGATACCTCCCTCGGGCGGTACCGGATTCTGCTGGTACTGAGAAGCCCAGGCATATGTACCGACCACCTTCTTTATATGCTCAACGTCTTTCTTATCGTACATGGAAGGCCACAGGAGCTCCCCGGCAAATGTTCTCGGATCTTTGAACCCTATTGATGTAGTCTTCGATCTACGAGGCTCATATTCCATTGGAAGCTCCAGAACTTCCCACCCTCCTTGCTTCATCAAGTAACCTGCCAGATCTTCCTCGTGGACTCTCTGCTGAACAAGTATCATGACTCCGGTTTTAGGATCGTTTAAACGAGTACTCATGGAAGTCGTCCACCATCGTATAACGGCTTGCCGTTTGGCTTTCGAAGGGGCCTCTTTGACATTGTGTGGATCATCGCAGACTATCATCGTCCCACCGAGGCCGGTACCGGCACCACCAACTGAAGTAGCTATCCTATATCCTGTCCTATCATTTACAAAATATGTCTTAAGGTTTAGGTCACCGGATAACTTAAACGTATGGCCCCAATTCCTCTGATACCAATTTGAAAGAACAACATTACGGCAAGATACGCTGTGATCCGTCGAAAGCGTCGACGAATAAGAGGAAAACAAGAATTTCTCGGAAGGATCTTTAGTCCAGGCCCAAGCCGGAAAAAATACCGAACACAATCTTGACTTTCCGAATCTCGGAGGAATGCATATGACAAGACGTTTTATGTCACGATTATAAGCCGCTTCTAGATGATCGCATATGATATCGATATGCCAATTGGAAGAGAATTTAGTCGTAGGATCCGTGACGTGCCAAGCCTCTTCAACAAATTTCTTGAATTTGATTTCAGGGCCTTTTGCAGACACGAGTCCCTTTTCAACCACTTCAAGCAAAGAAGATATATCGTTAGAAACTTCCATAGTTTACTATTATAGTATCGCATACTCTTAACAAAATGTCCTTAAATATTACTTTTTAACACTATTCTCAATATCTTTAACTACAATTCTTACTTTCTCAATAATTCCCTGATGCCTTTTCCATACCGAACTTTTAGACCTTCCCAGGGCTTTCCCGACTAATCTATATGACATTCCTTTTACATAAATCATCTTAACTATTGACTTTTCTTCTTCACTAAGCATCGGCATTACCGAATCAATTATCTTAAAATTATCTAATTTCCTATTTAATCTTATTTCTTCGTGTTCGTTGTTTTCCTCGGATTTAATCTCGTCATAGATATCTAGTATCCCAGCCTCGACAATCTCGTCTAACGAATCTATCTCAACAACATGATGAAACTCTTTTCTGACATAACTTATGATCCTGCCACACATTTTTATCGTAACATAGCTTCTAAATGTATTGCGTCTAGCCGGATCGTACTTCTTAGCGGCATCAAGCATCCCCAGCATGGCTTCTTGTACAAGATCATCCACAATAGATGAAAATGAAAAGCCGAACATGGCGGCATAGCGATATGCAAACCTTCTGGCAAATCTCATGTACCAAGCAATTTCTTCTTCGGAAAATTCGTATTTACTCATAATAAAAATTATAACACATGGAGATGCAAAAATAGTGGACACTTTTTTTGTTCCCTGCGATACTATAAGAGAAGATCACAAGCATGGTACAATGAATTTTAAAAAAAGCAGTACTTAGAGGTTGAAATTGGATTTGACTTGTGGTAGAATAGAACCGAATACAATGGAACTTAGAAATTTGCATACGCACGGACAACATGATACAATGGACATGATGGAAGTGCGTAGTTTTAACAGGTTGGGACAAGGGCGCAAGCTCACGGTAAACCACGACTGGCACCGGTGGCTAGAACCGTCGACGGCTGCCGGGCTCGTCCGGAATACTGTTGGCCCGTGGGTTAGGGTGAACGGCGCCGTAAGGAGTTATCCGTCAGGGGACTCCGATAAGGCACAAGGAACAAGGGTAGGAGTTCTTTCCTATTCGGGTTCCGGAAGCTCTCTTTGTCGGTTTCTGGACGCCTCCAAGCCCCCCCAACCATTGGCGATTTAGTTGCGCGAAACTCAAAAAATCGCGGGTAAGGGAGAAGTGTGTCTAGTCATTTCTGTTCACGAACTTTTGTATCGTGAAGAGATAGAAGAAAGGTTCTTAGGGAACTTTGATTTGAAAAGAAAAATTCTTCTGGAGTCCCTAGGAAATGAAAAAGAAAAAGAGTTTTGACTGATGAAAGCAAGTTGAGATCTTGGATCTCAACGCAGGTTTCATCAGTATTCCCGAAGGGAATATCAAAAAATCCCTCCACGAAAGATTCGAAAGGTTCTTAACGAAAGGTCCGAAAGGCTAGTAAGTCCCTTACGGGACAGAAAGAAAGTCCCTTACGGGACAGGGACAAAGGACCTGATAAGCACTAGGGCAAAACAAGATCTATCAAGATACGAACAAAGTGTTCAAAGGTTAAATTGGGAGAAGTGTGTCTAATTTACATTAGACCATTTTGGTTTGCTTTCGTATCGATGCGCTTACGCGCCATTTTCTATCAGGACTAAGGGACTATGGGACCGAACCCTGTGCTTCGCACATGGAGCATCTCAGATAGGTTCGGCACTATCGTGCCTCACATCTTTCGATGCTCCATATTTTTTTAATAATTCTGATAAGAGATCTGATAGAAGTAACCTTTCCTCAGAAGTATTTGACTTCTGAAGTGAAGATAGGTAAGCAGAGATCATATCAGTATACCAGTTACAATTTCTCCGGGAAGGAATCTATCGTCAGAACTTCTGGAGCTGAAAAATAAGATAACCCGTTTGGCTATATTCCCAAATATGAAACTAGTAATATTGTAATGAACGGATGCCAATCGTCTTGCGATTTAATATATGTCTCGATTGATTTTTGGTTAAGTCTGTGATATAATGGTTCAATCGTTTTTAAATGTTCTGGAAAAAGACTCCTCAAATCGTTACTGTTTCCATAGTATGAGGTCTTTTTGTCTTAACAAGTACTAGTTGATAATCTAGAGCGGAGGTTAGGTATGAATGTCTTCAGTGATCCCTATTCCCAATTCATCTACAAAAGGACATATGCCAGGTGGCTTGAAGAGGAATCCAGGAGAGAGGGGTGGAACGAAACGGTGGGAAGATTTATGACGTTTATGGAGCAAAAGCTACAAGATGCTCTTACTTTAGAGGAATATTACGAAATAGAAGAATCTATCATGAATCTAGAAGTTCTTCCCTCCATGCGTCTATTGTGGACTGCCGGTAAGGCCGCTGATAAGAATAATGCATCTGCATATAACTGTTCTTATGTGGTAATCGACGATATCAAGCGTTTTTCTGAAGCTTTATTCTTATTGGCATCGGGGGTTGGTGTGGGGTTCTCGTGCGAGAAAAAGTTTATTTCGAATCTTCCTACGGTAAAAGACGATAAGTTTAGTAAACCTGACGTTTACGTTATAGAAGATTCCAGGGAAGGATGGTCTAAAGCTCTATTATATGGGATGGAACGTTGGTATAATGGATATGATGTAGAGTTCGACTATGGAAATATCAGGCCTTTTGGTTCCAGACTAAAAACTTTTGGTGGAAGGGCCTCGGGACCGGATCCATTAATTCGTTTGATGAATTTTACAAAGCGGTCTATACGAAATGCCTCGGGGCGTAAGCTTAGACCCATTGAAGTCCACGATATCATGTGCATGATTGGAAGTGTTATTGTTTCAGGAGGAGTCCGGCGATCTTCTCTTATTTCATTATCGGATTTCGACGACGATGAGATGCGAATGGCAAAGTCAGGATCATTCCCGGAGTATCGCTACATGGCGAATAATTCCGCCGTATACGAAGAAAAACCGAATTACGATGAATTCCATAATGAATGGACTTCGCTGGTTGAATCGGGAACGGGAGAAAGGGGAATTTTTAATCGCGAAGCCGCTTACCTAAAGTCTCCCGAGAGACGTAAGAAGTTCCTCGATAAAGAACGTATCGGAACGAATCCTTGTGGTGAGATCGTCTTAAACAATACTCAGCTATGCAATCTTACCAATATCATAGTCAGGTCTTATGATGATCGTCGTAGTCTTTTCAGGAAAGCCAAGCTGGCCACTATTCTAGGGACGTATCAATCTACCCTTACGAATTTCTCATATCTTAGTGAGGAGTGGAAGAATACTTGTGAGGAAGAACGTCTTCTTGGAGTATCTCTTACAGGTATTTATGATAATCCGGATCTTGTGATTGATAGCAATCTTCTTTCAAATTTAAAGAATTATATCGTTAAGGTTAATGCGGAATATGCCAAGAAAATGGGAATCAATCCATCAACCGCAACTACTTGCGTCAAGCCGAGTGGAAATTCTTCTCAGTTGGTTAATTGCAGTTCCGGCTTACATCCACGGTATTCTAAGTACTATCTACGTAGAGTCAGGGTTGGTGCTGCGGACCCTATCCTAGATGTACTACGTGTATTCGACGTTCCGATTTATCCCGAGAACGGGAGTGGGGAATCCCCTACCGTATATGTTGCTGAATTCCCGGTTGCATCTCCCGTTGGAGCTATTACTAGAAGTGACATAGATGCAATTACTCATTTAGAGCATTGGAAATGTTTTTCCGATAATTATGCAGAACATACTGTATCGGCTACGATATATGTTGGGAAAGATGAGTGGGATAAGGTTGAGCATTGGGTTTACGATAATTTCGACAAAATCGTAGGGCTCAGTTTCCTCCCCAAGGAAGATGATTCGTTGAAGTATGATCTAGCTCCGTACGAAGAGATAGATCGTGACGAATACTATTACAGAATCAATCAGATTGAGAGTTTGGATATGGGATTGCTAAGACTGTTCGAATCGTCTGATTTTACTTCGGGAGCAAGAGAGTATGCCTGTACATCAGGGACTTGCGATATAATATAAGTTGTGGTATAATGATAGATGAAAAATGCTTTTTGTAGATTGTTTAGACTTGTTGTCATAACAGTAGCAATTGCTTTTATCGTATTTATGATATATGTTGAAACCGGGGTCTTTACATCATGTATCATAGGAGCAATTATAATATGGGTAGTCGGGATTTCTCGTTGGATAAACAATATAGATATTGTAGTTGGTTTAATTTTAAGAAAAAGGAGTAAGAATTGATACTAAGCATTTTAATTTGGACATTTCGCTTGTTGTTCATGGCGATACTTTTTGTACCGGTAATATGGTCTATTGCCACAGGAAATATTCTAGTACAAGTCTGTGGAGTAATTGCACTGTTGTTTCTATTGAGTATATTTAGGGGACTTCTTGATCTCGACGAAGAAGAGTAATTCGTGGAGGAAATATGATTTCTAATTTGTTACTTAATATCGGTTTGATGCTTGGTGTACTACAACAGTTTCCATCCCGAGACTTTATGTTGCAATGGGACTACTCGGATGAAGATTTGGCAAGGTTCGAAGTAACTGAATTTCGTCTGTACGAGGCTTTGTGGCCTAATTGCGGTACTCCTGACGGACCTTTGACTTGGAATCAAGCTCAGTCGATTGCTCCTCCATTGCGATCAGCTCAGGTTACAATCGTAGGGGATGGTATTGGAAGATGGTATGCAGTAACGGCAGTTAATGAATTTGGTGAATCTGAAATGTCAAATAGTGTAAAGGTCTGTGCTGCAATGCCGTCTAGACCCGAGAATCTTCGCAGGATTATTATTCCTGTACAGTAGTACTATTTGGAGACATAAATGGCACAATTGCTAGTAAATATTCGCCATGTATCGGATGATACTTGGGTCCCCGGTCAAATTATCGTAGTAATGCCGGACGATCACGTGTGGGGGAGGTTAGAGTGCCCTCCGAGATTTGTAGTTATTAAGATTCCAAATGTTTCAGTAGATGAATTCAAGAGTTTTTTAAATGACGAATATGAAGTATCGCTTAAAGAGGCAATTGATGCTAAGGAAAGTATTACAGATGAGAAGATGGATGCTTTACGTATTGAAAATGACAGGCCGAGAGCTTGGAGATTCGTATGGAAAGATATTCCGGATAAGACTAAGGACATTATGATGACGAAGGGTTATATTACGGTTACTAGGAAGTTATGGGATAACGTATTTAGGCCTCGTCTTAGAAATGAATGGCGATTGCGAAAATTTGGTATAGTTGAATTAGCTAAAAAGACTGCCGATGATATTGGATTAAAGGATGGCAACTGAAGTTGTAAAGATAGTCGATCCTGGTGGAACTGGGGATTACACGTCTCTATCTGCATTTGTAACGGGAGAGGCTCGCGATCTTGTTACAGAAGATGAGA